AACACCTTTACTATTATCTACAATCACCACAAAACCAAATCCAATAACTGCAATGCCAGATGATGAGTTTGGATTCTCTGAAACTATAACTGATGGACCTTCTACATAATGAATAAATTGAATCAAACACTATCAGAGGTTCTTGATGTTGAACCTATTGATTATCAAACAACAGAAATTGTTGAACTAAAAACACCTGTTGAAGATGATGCCGAATTTGCACGAACAAATATTAGAGATTTGATTTCAAAAGGTAATAGTGCAATTGATAATTTACTTTTAGTTGCCAATGCATCAGAACACCCAAGAGCATATGAAGTTGCCGCAGGACTGATTAAAAACTTGGCAGATTTAAATAAAGATTTGTTAGAAATTCAAAAACGCAAAAGAGATTTGGACCCAACACAATCAAAAGGCAATTCAACTACGAATATAGATAAAGCTGTGTTTGTTGGGTCAACAACTGAACTTGTTAAGTTTTTAAAGAACAATAAATAGGATTAATATGGAACAACTTATACAACAACTCAAAGTAATTTTAGGTACAAACTTTGCTTTATATCTAAAGTCACACAACTATCATTGGAATATTGAAGGTCCTAATTTTCCTCAATACCATGATTTCTTAAATGGTTTTTATACTGAAGTTTTTGCACAAACTGATTTGATTGCAGAACATGTAAGATATTTGGATTCTTATGTACCTGGTTCAATGGAAAGATTTTTAGAATTGGCAGATATTGAAGAAGCAGTTGATAATATTCCATCTGCAATATCTATGATGGCACAATTAAAATCAGACAATGACCGTTTCATTGTTCACCTTCGTGCAGGTATTGTTGCTGCTGAACAAGCAAATGAACCAGCAGTAGGTAATTTCTTACAAGACCTTCTTGGTGCTCACCAGAAGAAGGCATGGATGTTAAGAAGTATTATTAAATAATATGATTGATGCTGGCGGATATCTTGGAAATTCAAACTTAAAACGAACTGGTGTAGAAATAGCTTACACCGAGGAACAAGTTGCTGAGATTATAAAATGTACTGAAGACCCTGTTTACTTTATCAAAACTTATGTTAAGATTGTTAACGTAGATAGAGGTCTTATCCCGTTTGAAATGTGGCCGTTCCAAGAGGAAATGGTACACACATTTCACGACAATCGTTTCTGTATTGCAAAAATGCCTCGACAGGTTGGTAAAACAACTACAACTGTCGGTTTTATGCTTTGGTCAGTTTTGTTCCAAGATGACTATAGTATTGCCATTCTTGCTAACAAAGGTTCTCTTGCTCGTGAAATTTTAGGTCGTATTCAATACGCATATGAATATTTACCTCTTTGGTTGCAACAAGGTATTATTACTTGGAACAAAGGTAACATTGAGTTAGAAAACAAATCTAAAATTGCTGCGTTTGCAACATCAGCATCTGGTGTTCGTGGTGGTTCTTATAATCTAATCTTCTTAGATGAATTTGCTTTCGTTCCAAAGAACATGGCAGATGAATTCTTTACATCAACATACCCTGTTATCTCATCTGGTAAAACTACCAAAGTTATTATTGTTTCAACACCATACGGATTGAACCATTTCTACAAGATGTGGGTGGATGCGATAGAAGGTCGTTCTACTTACAAACCATTAGAGGTCCATTGGTCGCAAGTGCCAGGTCGTGATGCGGCTTGGAAGGATGAAACAATACGAAACACTTCTGAGGAACAGTTCCGACAAGAGTTTGAAACTGAGTTTATTGGCTCATCAGCAACTCTTATATCTGGTGCTAAACTGCGTAGTCTGGCATTCCACAATCCGATATCCTCAATAGAAGGTTTTGATATATATGAGGAACCTATTAAAGACCGACTCTATATTGCCACAGTAGATTGTGCCGAAGGTGTTGAACAGGATTACTCTACCATTAATGTGTTAGATGTATCTCAAACACCATATAGACAAGTTGCTAAATATAGGAATAATAAATTACCTTTATTGTTTTTTCCAACTGTAATCTATTCGATTGCAAAGAAATACAATGAAGCCTATGCTTTGATTGAAACTAATAATATTGGCCAACAAGTGGTTGATATTCTACACTATGATTTAGAATACGAAAACATTTATAAACTAGAACACCATCACATCAAGGGTCAAAGTATTTCTGGAGGGTTTAGAAGAAATGCATCTTTTGGTCTCAAAACAACAAAATCAGTTAAAAAAATCGGATGTGCCAACTTAAAAACATTGGTAGAAAACGACAAACTGATTGTAAATGATTTTGACACCATTGCCGAGATGAATACCTTTGTCCGAATCCGTGACAGTTATGCTGCGGAAGAAGGAAATAATGACGATTTGGTAATGGGCCTGGTTATTTTTGCATGGTTGACAGCACAGACATTCTTTAAAGACAGTACCAATATTGATATAAGAAAATTAATGTTGGCAGAACAGAACATGTTAGTTGATGAAGATTTGGCTCCAGTAGGCATATTTGATAACGGACTCAAAGAAGAAATCATTATTGACAGTACTAATGGAGATGTTTGGTCTGAAAGAGGTTATACCTCATCCTCAACTTTCTAAAAAACTAAATAGACAATAAAAGAAAAATTGACTCACAACTAAAGGAGAAATCCAATGGCATTTCAGCTCTCACCAGGGGTAAACGTATCAGAAATCGACCTGACTACAATTGTCCCTTCAGTCGCTACCTCAATTGGCGCATTTGCGGGGCCGTTTGCGTGGGGTCCAATCGGTGAAATTATTACAATCTCTGACGAAGTTCGTCTTGCCGATACATTCGGTAAGCCAGACTCAACAAATTATGAATATTGGTTCTCAGCAGCAAACTTCCTAGCATACACTTCCAACTTAAAAATTGTTCGTGCTGCAAACATCACAACAACAAGAAACGCAACCGCTAATGGTGCTAACAATGTTGCACTCATTAAGAACGAAGATGATTGGTTAGATAACTGGTCTTCTGGTAATACCGTTTACGGTGTTGCTGCGGCTCGTTATGCAGGCGCACTTGGTAACACATTAAAAGTTTCTATTGCGGATGCAAACACTTATTCAACATGGACATATTCAACACAGTTTACTTCAGCACCAGGCACATCTACCTATGTTTCAAACAAAGGTGGTACACTTGATGAAGTTCACGTTATTGTTGTAGATGAAGACGGATTATTCTCTGGTACAAGAGGAACAGTCCTTGAAAAATTTGGATTTGTATCCAAAGCTTCTGATGCAAAAGACGATTCTGGCAATGCAAATTACTATAAACAAGTATTGCAAAGCAAATCAAAATACATTCACTGGATGTCACATCCAACCACAATCGCAACAGGTACTTCATGGGGTTCTTCTGCAAATAACACAGCATTTGCAAACTTAACTGCCAACGTAACAGTATCACTATCTGGTGGTGTTGACGGAACAATTTCTACCGCAAACGTAATTTCAGGTTATGACTTTTTTGATCCTGCTGAATCAGTAGATATTGCATTAGTTGTTTCTGGTCCTGCTGATGCAACAGTTGCTGTTGATTTGATTTCAATGGCAGAATCACGCAAAGATTGTGTTGTGTTCTTGTCTCCATTGAAGACCAATGTTGTTGACAATGCTGGTTCTGAAACAACTTCTATTACAACATATCGCAATACATTAACAAGCACTTCATATGCAGTACTTGATTCTAATTGGAAATACCAATACGACAAGTATAACGATGTATATCGTTGGGTACCATTAAATGGTGACGTTGCTGGTTTATGTGCTCGTACAGACCTTGAAAGAGACCCATGGTTCTCTCCAGGTGGTTTGAATCGTGGTATCATTAAAAATTCTATCAAACTTGCATGGAATCCAACTAAGACAAACCGTGATGATTTGTATATTAAAGGCATTAACCCAATCGTAACATTCCAAGGTGAAGGTACAGTATTGTTTGGTGACAAAACATTGTTATCTAAACCATCTGCGTTTGACCGCATCAATGTTCGCCGTCTGTTTATCGTACTTGAGAAAGCAATTGCAAGAGCAGCACGTTTCTCAATGTTTGAATTTAACGACCAATTTACAAGAGCACAATTTGTTGCACTCGTAGAACCGTTCTTGCGTGATGTGCAAGGTCGCCGTGGTATTACTGACTTCCGTGTTGTCTGTGATGAAACCAATAATACTGGTGAAGTTATTGACCGCAACGAATTCATTGGTGACATTTATATCAAACCTGCTCGTTCAATCAACTTTATCCAACTTAACTT